CCCACGTGTTCTCACGGAGAAAGTGATGATATCGTATACATACGCCAGTTTAAGTCAGGGTGACTCGGTTGTACGTTTCTTTCAAATATTGTCAACGCCACTGATTAGGTGGTCTACACTAAGTTAGTGTATATACCGCTGCACGAAGCAGGGCAACAGAGACTGAGGCTGAGCCAGTTGCATCAAACACTAGCGTTTGTGACGCTGATGTTACTACTATTTTATAAACGAAAACTCCCGTGGTGGCCGCGGCGTTGATACCAGTGTTGTCTAAGACAGTGACAGTGGCAGTCGACGCTGCTGTGGTTGGCTCGATAAGGGTAGTTCCGTTCAAACGCAACACCACCATCCATGACCCGATAGCTGGGAAGGTGACGGTGTTCGTATTGACCGTAAAGGCGGTTCCTGTAGACAGGGTCGATCCGAACAAATCGGTCTTCGATCCGGCTACAGCCACGGTGCCCTCAGGATATGGAATGGTCGCTGCGGCGATCTCAGGTTTGTACAGACTTACGTCGTAACTAACCCAGAGTTCACCAACTACAGCGCCCGCCGATCCCGGGAGGCCAGTTGTGGCTATTTGGAATTTGCCTAAGTCGCTCATCCTGGCGTCTAATCCAGTGGCCGCGCTTGATGCGTCCCTAACATACAACAGCTTCGACTGTGTAAGTTTCGGGTCGCACTCGACGGTGTGGATCTGACTTTGGGACGGTTTGGCTGATACGGCGTATTGAGAGTTTTCCATATGCAATTTATCTGCAAAGGCGTCCTCTGTGACGTCGTAATTGGTGGCTAAGATTACCGCTCCGAGAGCACCTCCAGCTGTGATATCGCTAGAGAGTGTCTTGAATTCAAACACCATTCCATTAACCTTATACTGCTGGTAGTTGGAAGCAAGTGCTGCTAACCACGGAAATGTAGTTGCGTTACCTGCGTTTATGGTGAATGCGGCGTTCGTAAAGGCGGTGGGGGTGGCTGGCACAACTATATCCTGGATATATTCACGGTGTCTCACCCGGGTCTCTTGTCCGATCATCCCGAAGGACGGGACAGACTCTCCCGGCGCGATCGCCAAACTCTCCTTATATATGCTGTTGCTTTGCACACTATAGTCCCCAAACCCAAGAATACGCGACAGCCCATTTCCGAGGAACCCGCCGGCCGTTCTGCCGGCCATGGCTCCAAGGATTGGTCGTCCTGCGCGTGCCCCGAGGGCTGTTCCGCCAAGCGCACCGGCCTTGCGTCCAAATGCTGCGAAAGTCCCCTTCGGGACCAGTTGCTGCATGACTGGGACGACACGATCAGTGTAGTAGTTGCCTTGTCCATCGACTCCGGCAATTGCTTGTCTTTGTTTGTTTTTGTTCTTTCTGTTGACCATTTACTTGTTTTATTCCGTACGTCCTGACTAAATGGGCGGGGGCGTCACTCCCCGGGATGTCTCCTTCTGCCCCTTCGCCGACTACTATTAGTAGTCGGCGGCGCACAGCTTACCGAACACTGGGTGCTCAAGGTAGGCTGGCAAACTGTCAACTCGCATCATCAAGGTTTCCACATCGTGTACTTCCTCTGGACTGATCGAGTATCGCGTCCATATCGCCTCCAAGGCGACTGCGCGGTCCACTGTCACGTCGGAAAGGCGTGGTTTCCACGATTCCTGTAGTGACTGGACGACAGCACTAGGTCTTCCTAGCCGTCGTAGGACACCAACGAACGGACCCAGAATCGGGTAGCTCGGTGTTACGGTTCCGTACGACTGTGAGAGTGCCCAAGCTACCTGCTTGACTGCCTCTTCGGGCGTCTGGCGGATTTTACGCTTGCCGTCTTTGACCGTCGTAATCGTGACTGGGTTGTTTAAAACCTTACCCAGTTTGAGTACGCAAGACGGTAACGGCATCCACGCGATCTTCTCTCCGCTGGACATGAACCAGCCTTTCAGGAAAGTGACGTTGTGGACACTGTTAGATGGGAAATACTTGACGTCGAAACCCAACTCTTGTCCCGCTTCCGCCAAGCCACCGGCGTGTCTGCCCTTCATAAACCAAAGGAACATACACAGAGTGGACATGGAGTTAAAGGACGTGGTTGTAGTCACGCCGGTTGGCATCTGGGTCCCTGCACGTCCGCGGGCGTAGAAACGCCCTTTTCGTGCTGTATACCCGGACGAACACGCATCGTACGCGGCAGCTATGAATTCCTCACTGAACCCAAATGCTTCCAGTACGGGACGCATGAACACCTTCATGGGTCCATCGTCCTGCGTGTGGTCAAATTTAGACTGATCTGCTTCGCCCGCGACTTCATCGCGGACACCCCCCCAGCCGACGACTGAGTCGTCACCGGACATTGCGAATACCGTCTCTCCGTCAGCGATGGCTTGGCCTATCTCCGACAGTTTGACTTGGTCAAAACCAGAAGCGAAAAATATACGCACCGGAGTGCCATATACATCCCATACACGTCCGTCAAAACGGTCGTGCAATTCACTGGCTAATTCACGAGCCGGCCCGCCCATGCGGGCGTGGACAATCGCCGGTAAATTCTGGATCGCGCGTGGTTTCATCGTCAACACGCCGTCCACGTCTTTACACGCAGAAATTGTCTCATTGGCCTTGAGGTTGATCGTCTTTGCCAGATAAAGTGTGTCTCCGCGATAATCCGCGGTCAACGCTTCGGCCAGCCTGACCCCCTTCTTTCCCATTAGGGCGACGTTCTCATCTTCTGTCACTACGCTGGTTTTAACACCAACGGCGAACATCTGAATAAAGTCCGTGCCCAGCACTCCCCACCGGGAGTGGCGATCCTCTGTAGAATGTGGGTTGTCTACAAAAGGGTCGCGATGCGTCCGTTGCAACAGGGCCGCCAATAAATTGACTGCCACGTTGGCCGGTTGATGCATAAGGCGATCCGTGATCAGAATCGGGTATGTGACATTCTTCCCGACCTCACTTCCGAGGAGGTCGAGCGCATCTTCAATGCTCGTCTCAATCCGATCCACAAACACTACCAACTCACCGCGAAAATCGGCGGGTACGTTACGGATACGAGTCACGTAGGAGGGTAGAATGGAACCAGGACGTATTGGCGCCCAATCCCCCTCAACCACCATGACTTGCCTCCCCTCCGCATATTCCGCCTGGAATTGCGCGTAAAGTTGGTTGTGCCGGTTCGCAAGATGGATACTCCAGCCCGTGTGGACTATCATAACCATCACGACGGTGAACACCCCTAGTTTGATCTCGTAACCCTTCAGGTAACTCCAAACCCCGGGGACCAAAACAACATTGGCCACCATCCCTATGCCCCATCCGCTCACTACACAATGGTTCCACCACATGTGGACCAAGAGCGCTGCAAGCGAACCAGTGGGTCCGTACTCATGTAGCCGTGAAGCCAGCATGTGCAAAAACCCGGGTGGGACGGGATTCATACCCATCCCCACGTTCCGTAGCGATTCGAACAAAATGATGGCGGGTGTGAAGCGTGGTAACAAGTACCTCGCCCCTTCTTCCGTCAACGGCGCGATCAACACCGCCAACCACCACATCAAATCTTGTGGCGGTCCCGTGTAGACCTCAATGAACTTCATCTGTAGCTGGAAGACCACGAATAAACCGGCCATCCCAAACAAAGCGCGCAAAAACCAGTGGTTGTTCGCTAGCTTCCACGTCGGCGCAACGAGGGCTCGTGCCGTCGCCAAGTCCTGTTCGGACGTAACAACGGCTTCCCTCATCGCCAACAGTTTCGCTGAATGTTGCTCGCGCCCGTAATACAACACCGCTTCAGTCGTCCCGTAGACGATCTCAGTGTAGATTTCAGGGTGCCGAGACAACAGAGCAACCATAAGGTCATCATGTCGAAACGCACTGGTGACAGCTGACATCGCCATGTCATATGCCTGTCCATTCGGCCCCTTGGAAAGGTGCTTTGGACCCAGTACGGCCAGAACTTTGGTGTGCACTCTGACACGGCGAATGGCTGAATCCAGCCACATGGAATGCCATGTCTTGTTGTGCACGGTGATGTTTCGAAACTGGATATCGCCTTGAGGGCGAATCAACCCTCCCAATTTCTGAGCCCCCGCTTTCATCAACGCCAATCGCGTGATGCGGTACGGCCCAAACGTCTTGACCGGTGCGATGTCGACTCCCTGATAGGAGCGTTCAAGCAGCCAGCCTGGACTTGGGTGGGATGCGTAACCTGAATAGGTCGCGTCCGGTGTCGAATGGATCATCCCATCCTCCGTTCTGTAGAAAACCTGTTCAAATACCTTCTTATCACCATCCATATACGGCGCGTCACAACCCGCTTCGCCAACGAAGACTCGGTTGATGACATACACTGTGCCGTTTTTGGATTTGTGGATCAATTCCTTCACGAACTCCGGTGAGAGCTCTTGATAGGGATTGTCACCACACTGGTAAACGTCGCACAGCATCACCACATCATAGGTGACACCGTCGACGAAGGGCTCTCTGACGTCAACCCCGCGCGCGCTATCACCCATGATAGCGGTAGACGGGGCGGCGTGCCAATTGACTTCGAATGGTTTATCGCTAACTCTTCCTCCACGCGAATACAGACCAAAAGGCCCAGATTGGCGGGGGTCGAACTTTCGCGATCGCGCGCTTCCAAACACATCGAGGACACTCATTTCCGCAAGCCCTTTCGAGGCATGGGTCATGACTGACGTGATGGCCGCTTCGCGACATCCGGCGCTGAACGCGTGCGGGTTTGATTCCCTCTGCACACGCGTAACAGCGACGCCCGTGGACTCGAGGGCCTTCGCCGCGCCCTCATCAGAGGCGGCGATAGCCACAGTTCGAGTTTGAAACCAATGGGCTATGTCTTTAAACACAGGTTTAGACACCGTCGTCACGGTGTCATTTTGTTGCACAGTATCAGTACCGCCGTAGCGTGGATTCTCTGTGCTTCCGCCTGAAAGCGGACGCGGGATGTTAGTCCCACGGTTGCCGGCACCATTCGCAGATCGCGAAGTACGGGCTCCACCCATCGGTGGGCTCGAAGACGGAACGTCTCCGACCGGTGGCAGGCAGGCCGAAGCGGCCTCCACCGGAGCGGAATAAACGACATCCGAACGTGCAGTGCCTACACGGCGTCGGGTGCGTTTACGACCAGGCGGTCCTGAACTCGTAAGAACAGGGGCGGGTCGGTTTGAACCAGCGGCTTCAGCGGCAGGCTCGAGTACTGGCGATTCCATGCTCGTAGGCAAGGAGGCGGTACGATCAGAGCGGCGGTTGATGC